GAACTAATCGATCCAGAGTTGTGTGAATGTGGCGGGCCACCTATTCCCATTTTGGAAATAATATTACCCCAGCCAAAGAAGCCTAACCAGTCGCTATCACAATTCGACCGATCGGTATCCATACTCTGACCTTTACCCATTACTGCTGGGTCAGCGTTGTTTTGTCTCCACATGAAGACACGTTGCTCATATGTCATATACAGTCTATGGACGAATCTGTGCAACTCAAATTCTTCCACTATCTTAATCAATTTACTCTGTCGATCAAGATACACTGCCTTACCATAAAAAGCCCACTCATCAAGAGCTCCATCTACATTGGCTCCAACAATTACTTCAACAGAGGTTTCACTTGTCATGTAATTGCAGAGTCTCTTGTAAATCGAACTCTCTTCAAGCGGCGCAATCATGGCACCATAATCTGCGCTCCAAACAAACTTCCTCTTCAGGAAGTCTATTTCACGCAATTTCGAGAAACTCTTCAGTTCCTCCTCCTTCTGCGCTGGGGTTACTACAAAACCAAATTGTGCCAGATACTTAGCATAACCTTTCATAGTAAAACCTCCAGACAAGGAACCAACAGCTGCAATCAAATCATCCCCATAGCTCATCATCCTAATGTTATTAGTAAATTTACGTCTAGGATACAGATGATAAAAAAAGATTCTCATTAGCAAGCTATTACACAAACTATTGATAAAGACAGTAAGAGAATTGCCGGATGGGTTAGCACCATCCAACATAAGAACATCTCCATTGAAGTCTACAATAGAAAAGGACAATTCAGAAAAGATTGAATTAAGAACAACAATCTCCTCCTTGGAATATCCAGCAATCTTTGCTATATCAACAAAGATGCGACCAATAGCCATAATCATTTGGCTAGGGATAGAAGTATCATAAGCCTTATAATCAATAGCGAACCACCTATCATAAAGTGGGGTCTGAGCCTGTTTCAAGTGATTGTACATCTCATTCCATTCACTCGAGCAGGGGTCAATACCAACAGCACATTCAGAATCCAATGGATTCATCTGTAAAAATCTACAAATCCCAAGAGTATACTTTCTCATGACTAGCTGAAAAGGGGTAGAAGTGGCCTGAAAAACCCTCACCTTATCTTTAGTATCAAGAGTAGGTTCATCTTTAAGTGTAGAGGTGAACCATGGATAATATCTCTTTCCAACCTTATACAAAGCTTCAATCTTCTCGGCCTCTTCAATAAATTTAGGGTCTAGCATTCTCTTGTCTTGCCAGCCTTCAACTTTACCAAGATTTGTAGAAAACAACTTCTTACTACCCTTAAAAGGAAATCCAATAGAACTCTTAAAGTTCATTGAATCAACGAATCTCTTCCCTGGGATTCCATTAACAGTCTCATCCCAAGTTAAAGTCCTAATTTCACTTTTCCAAAAATCTTCTTCTCCAAAAAGTATACGTGTCAAATTATTTGTGTAATCAATTTTAGCCTTATTTAGCAATCCGAAAGGCAAACCTGGCTTATCAACAATCCATTTCTTCATACCAACTTCCCATGGTTGATGTGGAGAATGACCATCAGGACCTTTGAACTTAGGTGGGCCCCAATTATCGTGGATATTAAACAATTTTTTAACACTATCTTTGATAGGCGTATCCTTAACCTGAGATTTAGGAGTACGATTACAATTCAAAGAGGAACCCAAGAAATAAGCAGAATTGGTTTCTTCCATTCTCAAATAACAGGACTTCTTCTTGATCTCTCTACGCAAAACTTCCACACCCATACATTCGGTCTTAAAATCACTTGACGAACTCATGGGAATAACAGTTGAAAATCTCTCCAACAAAGACTTTGCATCAAGAAGATCTTGACGAGTAGGGGTAACGCCATATGCTATATAGCCTCCATCATCCCTACATCTAGTAGAACCACCAATATGTAGACCAGATATACAAGCATTCTTATCGTCAGTAATTACTGGTGAAAGACACTTCCCTTCTCTGGCCCCATTCCAAATGTAAAAAATACCTGGAAAAAAATATCCCATTCCACTCGTTGCCTTCTGAGTGAAAGAAAGCTCTCTCACATCGGACCATTCTAAATCTCCATTACAATCTCGTGATGCGACCCTGCCACTCCTCTTGTCACTAGACTCAATAAATTCAGATGGAAAAAAATCAATCATATTTCGAACATCTCTAGTCTTTGGAATCCAAACCATTGCCAGATCATAGTTCTTGACACGAACACACTGTGCTGGCTCAATAAGAGCATCAAAGGACTGATTTCCTTTATTGCCTCTATTATGCC